GCAGGAGCACACTACTGAATATAATGCTATTCCTACTATTGACCAAATAGAAGCAACTACTGGGTTGTTATTAGAACGTGTTGACGGTATTAGCGATAACCACACAGACTGGTTCCTAGACAGCATAGAAAGATTCTGTAGACACAAAGCATTAGAAAAAGCGATTTTAGATAGTACAGATTTGCTAGAGACCGGAGATTATGGTGCCGTAGAAAATAAAATTAGAGATGCGACCCAGGTTAGTCTTGTTAAAGACTTAGGACTAGAATATTTTGAGAATCCTAAAGAAAGATTGGAATGGATCAAGCAACAAAGTGGTGCAGTAAGCACAGGCTGGAAAATGTTTGACCAAAAACTTTACGGTGGACTGAACAAAGGCGAGATAACAATCTTTGCAGGCGGTAGTGGTGCAGGAAAAAGTTTATTTTTGCAAAACTTAGCGGTTAATTGGGCATTATCAGGACTTAATTGTGTTTACATTAGTCTAGAGCTTAGTGAACAACTTATTAGTATGCGTTTAGATGCAATGGTAAGTGAACATGGTACTAAAGACGTTATGCGTAACATTGATGATGTTGATTTAAAAGTGCGTATGAAAGGCAAGAGTGCTGGCAAACTTCGTGTTAAACAAATGAGTAGTGGCATCAATGCAAATGATATTAGAGCGTATGTTAGAGAGTATGAAATTAATTGTGATGTTAAAGTAGATTGTTTATTAGTTGATTACTTAGACTTAATGAGTCCTATTAGTGCTAAAGTTAGTCCGGGTGATATGTTTATTAAAGACAAATATGTATCTGAAGAATTGCGTAACATTGCAATGGAAAAAAACATATTATTTGCAACAGCATCTCAGTTGAATAGAGGAGCAGTAGAAGAAATAGAATTTGACCACAGCCATATTGCAGGCGGTATTAGTAAAATACAAACAGCAGATAATGTTGTAGGTATTTTTACAAGTAATGCTATGCGTGAACGTGGTAGATATCAAATACAATTTATGAAAACACGTTCAAGTAGCGGTGTTGGACAAAAGGTAGACTTAAAGTTTAATCCTGATACGTTAAGAGTCACAGATTTAGATGAAGACGATGATGATGCACTAACAGTAACAACAAATAGCCTAGTTGACCAACTAAAAAGAACGAATACTATTAAAACAGAAGAGCCAGAAGCATCTAGTACTGTTAATGCCGCATTAAACATTAGAGAGTTTATGAAGAAAAATGATGTCTAAATGATAAATATGACTATAACGAGAAAATTTTTATGAAAAAGTCAAGAAGTATATTAGAAGAATTAAACTCTATTAGCACAGATAGAAATAAGCATCATGTTTTAGAAAACAGGGTAGAGCACCTTGTATCTAGTGCTTCTAATATTAAGGAAATATTGTATTCTTTGTATGAAGAAGATGTTGCGTTAGATTTAGAACGTAGACTTATTAACAGTATTAAAAGTGGCGATCCTAAAAAATTCTCTAGAGGCATAAACAAGGCCAACAAATAATTCAAAGAGACTACTATGAAACTGGACGAACTAACAAATGACCAAATGGTCAATACAAGTGTAAAAGATAGGCTAAAGCAAAAGAAAGCCCAAACAGGCACTCCGGCAACTCCGGCAACTCCGGCTCCCGAGCCAGTAGAACAACCAACGCAACAAGCGGCTCCAACAGGTGCTCCTGCAGGAACAGTTGTTTCACAGCCAAACGGTGAATTTTTTACTAAATCTGCAGAAGGCACATGGGCAACATCAGACGAGAAAGGTAATTTAACTGGTAGACCAGCTGAAGGACCTAATAGTAGCATGGCAAAAAAATTAGAAAAAGATGCGGCGCAAGCCGGGGTTACAGCACCTCAGGCGGCACCAACACAACAAGCGGCACCGGCACAACAGGCGAAATCAGTTGTTGGAAAAGCGGCAGATACTATTAAAAAAGCAGTATCCGGAAAGACTGCTCCAGCACAAGGACAAACATGGCCTGATGTTCCTGTAGGGACTAAAGCACTTTTTGTTAAAGCAGATAAGTACATTAACGATCCTAAGATGAGGAAAGATGTTACTGTTATAGGTCCATCACAAAGCGGTAACCCAGCTGAAGTTAGTGTCAAAGATGAAAAGAACAAAACATTTAATGTTAGTAAAGCAAAATTAATTAATCCAAAAACAAAGAAACCGTTAGTTAGTCCAACACAAGATCCAATACAACAAGATCCTGCTAACCCTGTAGTCCAAACTACAGCACCTCAGGCGGCACCAACACAACAAGCGGCACCTCAGGCGGCACAGGCGGCACCTCAGGCGGCACCAGCAACACCTCAAGCAGTACAGCAACCTAACGCAGGTAAGCCAGTAGGCGGAGTTGCTCCAGCACAATCTACAGCAGGTATGAGTAGAAGTGGAGCACCTCAGGCAACAATCGATCCTAAAACAGGAGTAGTTGCCGCACCAGAACCAGAAGGTGTGTGGGATAAAGTAAAACGTGGAGCTCAGGCAGTCGGTGATAAGATTACTACAGCAACAGGTGGTTCTTTAGCAACTAAAACAAGACAAGATCCGAATGCAAGTGTAGGTAAGAAAATTGGTGCAACAGTTGGAGCAGGACTTGGACGAGCAATGGCAGGCGGAGCAAAAGCATTAGGCAATCTTAAAATGCCAGCAGGCAAAGGTAAGCCAGGAACACCAGCAATTCCAGGACAACAAGCACCAGCAAAACCTGCCTTAGGCGGACAAGACCACAGACAACTTGGCGCTTGGCAACAAAAAGCCATGCAAGGTGATGTAGCATCAGCAAAAGCAATGGTAGACCATTTAACTAAGAAAGGCAAAGAGGGAGTAGATCCAGCAGAACTTTCTAATTATGCAAATGCAGTTGCTCCAGTTCTAAAAAGAAATAAAGAGTGGGTGCAACAGAACCAACAGTTATACACGCACCTTGTTAAATTAGCAAGAGGAATGAGAACAGAGGCATATGAGCATATGTGTAAAGTACTAGAACACGCAGGACTTACATGGGCAGACTTGGGTTACAAAGTTTCAATTAAAGAAAGCAACGTTATTTTATTCCCAAGTAAAGAATTCACACAATTAGAAGAATCAGTTGCTATGCAAGAAATGAAAATGTTGTCAGGTATCTAAAATGAATTTTAATGAGATAGCAAACCCATTTGTTACTCGCATCCTTGTTGAAGGTAAAGACGGTAAAAATACTCATTTAGAGCATCTCGAAGACAACATTTTTAATAAAGGTCATGCAGGCGCCAAAGAAGCAATTGACTACTTGTTTAGTTTACATGATATGCTTGACGGCAATACAAAAACACCAGTTAGCATGACTACAAAATGGGATGGAGCACCTGCTTTAGTGTGCGGTAAAGATCCACAGAGTGGAAAGTTTTTTGTTGGTACTAAAGGCGTTTTTGCAAAAAAGCCAAAAATGAATTTTACTTTAAATGATATTAAACTAAATCATCCGGGCCAAGATGACCTACAGAATAAACTTGCACTAGCATTAAACAAATTAAGTAAGTTATCATGGAATACAGTAGCACAAGGCGATTTCCTTTTTGCTAAAGATACACTAAGTCAGCAAGAAATAGAAGGCGAAAGTTACTTAACATTTAAGCCTAACACATTAGTTTATGCAGTACCAACACAGAGTGAACTTGCTAGTGAAATTGCTAATAGTGATATAGGTATAGTATGGCATACAGAATATGTTGGGGGACCAACACTTGCAGATACTACTGCAAAGTTTGGATTTGATAGTGATGTGCTAGGTCAAGCATCAGGTGTTTGGCACAGAGATGCAATAATTAAAGATCTCAGTGGCACAGTTACATTTACAGCACAAGAAAGTGCTAATATTATGCAAACAATAAATGTAGCAAACGAGTATTTAAAAGGTATTGATGCAGGAACGTTTAAATGGTTACAACAAGGCACGGATTTAATCGGAGATTCATTCTTACAGCAATTAAAAGCACATGCTAATAATCAAGTTAGACAAGGACATTTCGATGAGCCTAGTAAGTTTGCACAAGACTTTGTTCAAAAGTTTATTACTTATTGGACAAAAGAAATAGAAAAAGTTAAAACACAAAAAAGTATAGATGCTAAAACAGAGACTATGGTGTCTGGAGTAAGATTTATTAAAGAAAATTTATCAGCTATTATTTCAGTATACGACTTATATTTAAAACTTATAGAATCTAAAGTTAAGATAGTTAGAAAATTAGAACAAATTCGTGTTATGAATACGTTTGTTCCTACAGAAAATGGATATGAAGTAACTGGCGAAGAAGGGTTTGTTGCGGTTGACAGAATGGGCAATGCACTAAAACTAATTGACAGATTAGAGTTTAGCAGATTAAACTTTGGAACAGGAAAACCAACAGGATAATGGAACTACAATTAATAAATCAGTCTATATCAGAAAGTAAATTGTACAGAAGTACTAACGGCTTTAAGAGTCTTAGTGGCAGAGATATTGCAGATTTGTTTTATTTGCAAACACTAAGCCTTATAATGATGTACCAAGATAACAAGCAACAAGATTATGCTTTGGTATATGCAAGAAAGACAGCACAATACGGACCATATGCAGTTTATAGAACTGCGGCAACTGATTTATACATGTTAGGTTTTGCTATTAATAATGCAGGGTATACAAGTTTAAAATTTAAAGGCAAAGACGAAAAGTTTTTGAATTCATTACAGTTTCAAAATAGAAAACACTATGCATTTATGCAACGTATAGCACGTCAAGGTTTAAGCAAAAGTGATATAACAACAACCCTTTTTAGATTCGAATCACAGTTACAAATCAAGAATCCAATACTTAAACAACTAAGAAGATTAATTATTTCCTGGCCCAGTTTAAAGTTCTCACAGCGTCAATTAGTGGTAAGTAAAATAATACAGTTGATGAGGCTCAGAGGCCGAGGCAGTGAAATATTTACGCAGGTAAGCTCTATGAGTGTAAGAAGAGAGCTTGAACCTGTACCTAAGGCACAAGGAATTAAACGTGCCGCGGCAACAGCCGCTGGTGCTTATGTAGGAAGTAAAATTATTCCTAAAGTATCAAAAGGAAAATTGTCTTCAGTATCTGGTGCCGGCATTGGCGCAATCGCAGGATATTGGGCAAGTGGAAGGAAAAAAGCATAATTTATTAATACACGCAGGCCCGGCCCGTACTGGTACAACCTATATTTTTGATTTATTAGCGACTCACCCAGATAAAGAATTCCGTAGTACAGCACAACCACCCAAAGGATGGAACTATTATGACCATTCTGAGGAATTATATCGTGCTGGTGAGATATCATGGGATAAATGGTTTTTAAGACGAGTTAGATCCAAGGAAGGTGAATTAATCCACCCAAATTTTAGAGACATAGTTATTCAATGCATGGAAGTCCATTATAATAATGGTTCACATGAAGACTGTTTTATAATAATGGAACGGTTTTTTAAAACTATGAATCACGACGCTGATTGGGATTTAGTTTTGTCCCCAGACATAATGAACTACAGAACTATTCATACATATATACCTGAACATAGCGATATTAATAATTTTGATAGTAAAATTTTAAGTCCTGACGAAAGTTGTAAAGCCATTACTGCCGCATTAGAAGTTAGTAAAAATGTTTATAGAACGGTATTGGATGGACTTTCAAAATTTGATGCCACAAAGAAAATAGAATTTGTGATAGGTTTACGAGATCCTTACAAAACATTTGAATCATGGTGTATATTAAAACAGGCAAATGATTCTATACATCGAAAATTATTTAACACAGAAGATCCAACTGTCCAAATGCCTGACCATTTAGATGTAGACCAGTCCTCTATTTTAGACATGTGTATATTAGGATTAACTAACCCTGATGATGTACCTGCCTCACTTATTGCTAAAATTAATATGTATATATTAGAGTTTACTTTTATTATACGACAATATGAACAGTTTGAAGGATTGAGAGAATATTATGAATCTAGCTCTTCAGTGGATGTTAAATTTATGGATTGTAAGAAGTTAAATAATCCAGAAGACTTAGCAAAAACATTTAGTATGTTCAGTGATATTGAAAAATTAAAATTAAGTCCTGTACTCGGTGAGAAAACTAATTCTTGGTACAGCGGAATGTTCCCAGGACATAAACGACATCTTGTATTGACACAAGAAGATTCTAAATTTAGTAATGCACATGAAATTGACACTGATTATTCTATAGTAAGATCAAAGTCTGTAGAATTTGTGAATTTACTTGAACGTGGGCTGTCCTGCTGTAACGCAAATCGTAGTAATAAATTTGTCAGTGAACAAATTGAAATATTAGATAAATAGTTGTATGCGAATACAAGAACTAGAAACACCTCAAAAAACTTTAGCTCAAATACACCAGGACTGGGTACGAGTATCCAAGGCAGATGGAGACATATCGAAATCAGTATATAATAAAGCACTTGAATTTTCACAAGGCGGAGCAGATCCTGTTCAAGCACATGCTCAAGCACTATCGGCTTACAACCAAACGGTAGATAGTAATCAGGATAGGCAAGCTCACCAAAGACAATTAGACAGAACTGCAAAAGGATTTACTGGAACAGCAAGTGACCCTAGTAAATTAGCAATACAAGGACAAGGTGGTTCACAGCCAAGCACATCATCTACTCCAACTGGCAGAGGTCAGTACACAAAATATAAAGATGGTACAGATAGAAAATCATCTACAAGTAGTAAAAGCCTTAAACAACAAATCAAAGATAAATGGAAAGATTTCCAAGACGCTGACAGTATCGGTGGAAAATCTGTTGGTAAAGGCAAGTTTATAGCAAAACAACTCGGCGATATGGGAAAAGGCATTGCCAGTATGGGCGATAAGTTTCGTAACCCACCTTCCAATAGATAGTTTAACACAAATAAAATCACATAAAACGCCCTGTTTTGCATAAATAAGTGTAACATAACATATTCAGGAGAATAACATGGCACAAACTCAAAACGCAGGAGCGGCAGTAGCCGCAGGTCACTACAGTGGTCTACCTTTAGCAGGTATCCAAATTGATTTCGGAGCAGACGTTTCAGCTAAATTGGCTGTAGGCGGATGTCTAGATGTAGTATTAAAAGCAGTTGGTAACGAAGGTTTAACACCAGTAGCAGTTGGCACAGTCGACGCAACAGGTGGAGCAGGACAAGGACTTAGAGTTCTATTTGAAGGTACTCACGGTACTGACACATATGATGGAACTAATTCTGAGACTTTAGCGGCTCATTTAGAAGACGTTATTATTGCATTAGGTACAGTTGACGGTGTTAACTTAGCATTGGCTACAGTTGCCGCTTTTGATCTATAAGAAATAGCAAAAACTTTAAAAAGCACCACATTGTTGGTGCTTTTTTTTGACTGATTTAGATAAATAAAAGTAACCATTATACATATCTTGTAATATAATACGGCGGTGGTACAAAGACCACAGATATGTAAATAATTTTTAGGAGTCATAACATGGCATTAGTAAGAGTAGCAGGTACAGGTTTCGACCACGATGTATCATTTTCAACAGCACAAGTAACAGGCATCGAAATCGATGCAGGCGTTTCTTTAGCGGCTAAAGACGCTTTAGGTGGCGCAGTAGAGTTAATAGCACAAGAATTTTCACCTTTGCTTTATATCTCAACTGGCACAGCTGGTAAGATCTTTGCAATCGTAGACGGCGTCAACGTAGACGCGGCGTCAATGACAAAAAGACTACAACACATGGGTACAGTAGACGGAGTTGATTTATCAGCACAAACTGTTGTAATTCGTGAGTTGGATCAGTTCGACGCAACATAAGAAATCCTAACTACCTTAGGTATCGTGACAACGGAAGGCGTCACATTAAAGAAGCACACTCAGGTGTGCTTTTTTTTGATTTAATTTTCTGAATAGCAAAATCTGATAAAGTGATAAATAGTTGTTAATACACAGGAGACATGCATGAGTTTAATTAGAGGTGGGGCGATGGGCTCCGTAGAAGTACTAACAGGTAACATAGAATTTTTTACTTTGTTTACTTCAATTGATATAACTGTGACCGGCGATTACGATGATGATACTCAAAAAGATTTTGAAAGTATTGTGCAAGTAATAGGATTAAGAGCAATGCCAACAGTTATGAATAATCCAGTGCCGCTAAACGGAGTTGGAACAAACCTTTTGGAAACTTATGGAGCACCTACTATGACAGGTGCTGGGTGGATATTTAAATTTGCTACAGAAGTGCCACAAGCACATACTGTTACAACTTTAGTTGATGAACTCGATGGCATAGTGCTCAATGGAAGCACAATTGATACAACGAACACCGTGAATATGGAGTTCACTAAACAGGATTTATTATAAAATGGCTAAAAAATTAGACCCAGAATCAGCGCCAGAGATGCAGGTGTATGCCGATAAAGAAAACTTAGAAGCTCATATCATTGCTGATATGCTTCGAATAGAAAGCATCACTACAGAACTCAGAGAGTTTAAAGTAGATACAAAAGAAAGATTAAACAAAATAGAAAATTGGGTACTAGCAATCGTTGGTACTACTTTTACAACATTAGTAACTATTGTAATTGCAATTGGCGTTACAATGGCAGGAGGAAATTAAATGAGAATGTTTGAATGGGCTGGTAAAGAAGATTTAAAATATGTTAAACAATTGAATATTCAAGAAGCATACGGCGACACTCATGAGATTACACTTGAAGACAATGAAGATTTTAATGATGTGTTCGGAGTACTAGGCTACAGTTTATGTGAGCAAGATACATTCGAAGCAGAATACCAAGGACGTAAAGTTAAACTAAACAAGCCTATGCAAGGTGATGTTAAGAAGTTTAAGGTATACGTT